CTTCTGGTACTTACGTGTCGCGAATGTTCCGATCGATTCTGCACAAGGTGTATCCAGCTGGAGATGCACCAGTGCCCGAAGTTAGACGGTCGGGGCGTATTCGAACGCGCGTTACTTGAAAAGAAACTGATCAAGGTGGAGGCGCCCAAGGTGCAGAAAATTTGAAGACTTACAGATTGAACTTTTTGCGGTACATGAAGATGAACAGCAGGGCGATGAGCACGAGTATCACGGGCCACATGCTTCTGGGACCCATGCTGAACTGGTTCGGCAGGTCGGACACGTAGTTGGATGCGTTGCCCCACAGAGTCTCACGCGAGTACGTGGTGGTGCCGTCGTCGTACTGGTACTTGCGGGCCGGGAACATGAAGCTCGTCGCTGGGTGGATCCCACCCGTCTTTAAGTACATCGAGCCTGACTTGTTGAGCTGGTTCGGGCCAAAGTGATCGAGGTACTCGGGCTTTTCCTCCGGGGCGTTCCATGACGCGGGTGTGTCGTCTGGGGCATACCACGTCTGCGTGTTCGGCCCTTTATAGCCACCGTTGTACGAAATGCCAAACGTAGCCGTCGCGGTATAGGGGTTGATGCGATTCATGGCCGTGTCATCGTCGGCCATAAACTCAGTCATATCTAACTTCAGTCAACATAATTTCTGGTCTGGACCTTTTGACGGTGCTTGAGCCACATCTCGTCGAGGTCCACGTTGAGCATATAGGCCAGCTGGAACAGGTATGAAAACACGTCACCCATTTCTGTGGTAATGTCAGTCCCCCGATCCTTCTTGAGGCCAGTCTTTCGGAAATGGCGCTGGTACTGACGAATCGCCGACGCGAGCTCGCCCACCTCTTCTGTGAAGAGGAGCCATACAGCACTGACGGGCGCCTTGTCCCACCCCTTTGTCCGACACAGGTCAAACGTTTCATCACGGTAGGTATTCATCATACATTATCAGCGGCTCATGCTTTTAATAGCCGCCAGACTGCACCGAGGAGGACGATCAAGAAGACGAGTTCGATCATGGCGCGCCGACACGCCACCTCGAGATCGGCCGTCTTTTCAACCACATTACAACTCACCAAAAGAGCCGCCCGTTCGATGATGAAGAAGATGATGACACCGATCGTGAGCTCCTTGACCTTGTGCATATATGTCCTGGGGGTAGAAAAAATGTCACGCGGCCGTCGGGATGAATTCCCAGTTGAGTTCTTTGGTGATCAGTTTCCAGATGTCATCTTGACGATGCAGTTTCTCCTTTGACTTGAGCAAGGGGAAGCATGGCAGGTATTCATCCTCGCCGAGCAGTTCGCAAAACTTGTACAGCGTGAAACTGTACGACAAAAAGTTCTTTCGATCCGCCGGACAATGTTTCTCAAAGGGTTTTTGAATCTGACCAAACATGAGCCGGAGTTTGTCTTCGAGTGGCTGTGGCATGGTCGGTGGCTTGACGCCGTTGAGAATCGTTGTGATGTACGGTGCGTGTTCATAGTACTTGTTCAGATCGAGCTTCTTGAGGAGGGCTCGAACCTTGGTGTGCGTAATCTCCGATGCATTCTTGATGCGCTGTTTTTTGAACTCGTGACGAAGCTGGATGATCACTTCGTCCGGTACGGTCGTAGACTCTTTCGCCTGAAACTGGGCGACCCACTCGTTGAAATGGTTTTCGCGCTTGTACGAGTACACCACGTTGCGATCCATCTCCTGCTCCTCCTTGAATCCACGCTCGTTACACTGAATGTACTGGATACACCCGCAATCAGTGCACACCATGTCGCTCGTCTCGTGTTCATAAATCATGGTGTGCCACTTTTCGCACCCAGGGCACTGGAGTGGCATGTCAAACGAGCTCGTCTTGCGTGACGCACCCGGTGCGCCCTCAATCTCAATCATATACTCGTCAAATATATCCTTGCGCTTGATGCCACCCGGACGTTCAGTTGCATACTCACGGATATGAGGCGCACATCGCGCCAGATATTCATAAAGAGCGGTCGGGTCACCCTCTAGTTCTTTTATCCGTTCGTTGATGCGCCTTTCCATCTCTTCTAAAGATGTCAACTCTTTAGAAGGTATGGACATTATCCTCGCCATGGCTCCAAAAAATATGACGGTACGGGAGGTGGCCGACATTGAAGGGTCGCACCTCAAGGCGATCACGTACATCTTCAACGCTCGAGAGTACACGCACGTTGGCGCATGGCCGATGGATCACGGCAAGTCAGGTTTTCATGTCCCGATTGCGACTGCAGAAGTCATGGATACAAACCAGGATATCACGACGAGCCTACGCCGATTCGCCGGCCCACGGCGGATCATCACCGAAGACACCGTGCGATACGCAATGGGGACATGGAAATTGAAACCACGGGTGACGTTCCGAGGGTGGTCCGTACACATCGTGTTCGTCCCCGTATTCGTCGTACCGGCTCATGTACCGGCTGTTCGAATCACCGATGTACTTGGTCACGTATCCTCAGTCTTTTGCGCCAAGTAAAACTTAATCTCGCCGAGGTTTGCGATGGCATACCGAAATACGATCGGCATGTTTGGCTCGCTAAACTGAAAAAACTGGACGCTCGAGCAAAGGTTCGTCGCCTTGGTGTACATGTTGATGTACTTGAGCGGGTAGACGTTCCCGGTCTCCTCGGCCGGTCCCGTGCCTCCACACTCGATGAGCGTCGTCTGGTCAGCAAAATCACCCGCGCAACTGAGCTTGAGCATCGAGCCATGTCGAACGATGCTCATCTCGGACGACAGATTTGCCATGTCGCGCGCGATCCGTTGAAAATCCGTCGACGGGATCGTCGTCACGATATCCATATCCATATCCGGTACGTTGAGCATATCCTCGTTAATGTCGAGCAACTTGAGCTTGAACGACGTCTTCGAGTGCTTGACCGTATTCTCAATCTCAATCTCGAGCACGTCGCGACCCTCCATCTTCATGCTCAGTGAATCGTTGTTCGTCACCGACTTGAGCAGCTTGTGTGTATTGGTCATGTTGAGCCCGGCAATCATCTCGGCGTCGCACGTGTACTCTTCGAAATTCTCCGCCGGCAGAATCATCTGGATCAGAGTCACCTTGGCCGTGTCGAACGTCTGAATGCGCACGCCATCCGGTGTAAAGTAGACGTTGACGTCATTCACGATATCCTTGAGCACCTCAAAGATCGTGCGTAGCGCACTCGCCTGAATCGTCTGAAGGTACATGGAGATCATGCGCCCGTGGTTTTTATCTGTAAGTACTGTAGATGGAGGCATTGATCGCAGTTGTTGTGGTCGTCGTCGTGCTGGTCATTTTTATGTCCCGAACATCGTATGCAACCGGTGACGATGCACTGGTACGCACGCTGTACAGACAGGCGGCGCGCTACGCGGTCGCGAGCATTCAAGACGACGCCGAGGTGATTCAGATGTTGCACGCCAACTATGCGATGGGCTACCTGCTCGCGCTCAAGGATGTCGCGTCGACCGAGGATTTCAAACGCGCAACCGGTGAGGACCTGAACGCATTCGAGCGTAAGATTGCCCAGATTCAGGATGACGCCACGACACGCCTCATAAAGGACCGCCCGGATCTCAGACCGCTCGAGGATCCAACCCTCATGCGCGCCATTTACTTTTCTTAGTCATCTGTAATGCCGACCGTCACGGTGCGTCGTAGCCCCAAGGTGGACAAGAAATGGCAGGCGTCATTCAACGTCGACGGGCGTGTCCGCCGCGTCAACTTTGGCAGCAAAGGCTATCTCGATTACACCATGCATAAAGACGCTGCGCGGATGCACCGTTACCTCACGCGTCACCGGAGACGTGAAGCGTGGGGTCCGAGTGGACGGTACACTGCCGGTTTTTGGTCACGTTGGTTCCTCTGGTCCAAGCCGAGCCTCGAGGGTGCACGTCTCGCGACTCAGCGCGCTCTAGGACAGGGGTGGCGCGTTCAGCTCTTCAAGTGAAGTGCAGCGTGACACTCGGTATGGAGCACCTGGAGATTCGCCAGAGTCGTGGGACCACCCTTGCTGTACGGTACGATGTGGTGTCCCTCGATCTTCTGACCCCACTCGATCGACTTTTTGCACCACGGACACGCATCACACTGTTCGCGAAGCTTCAGCGTCTTTTGGGTCGGCGTAAACAGACGCGCATCGTCAAGCTGCTCGACAATGTCGTGAATGTCTCGGTCGATACCGTACAAAAGTCGCAGCTGGTACTTGGCATTCGCCGACGTACACCCGTGTGCACGAACGATATCATCCGTCGGCGTCTCGAGAATCACCTTGGCGTACTCGAAAACCTTGGATTCACACCGGGTAAGCATCGATTTCGTGTCGCACCAACGGGCGATCCGGCCGATGAGCATCAAAGGCGTCGGATCGGTCGGCGATATATGTATGTCGGCCGGCAGGTGCTTCATGAGACGCTCGTAGACGGCATAGAGGTGCCTCAGACGACCCGTGATGTCATCCTTCTTTGTACAAAAGTTCGCCTCCACCTCGGTCGTCTTTCCAAACGTCGCGAGACGCCACTTCTTGTACATGTCAAGCTGAGAGC